ATTCGTTCGTTCTGTTGTTTGTCTATTGGTGCTATTGCTTCCATTTCTTTTCCATCCTCTTCAAAATTTTAAGGATCTCTTTAAGAATTTCATGAGTGGACATACAATCACACCATTATAACATTGCCAAGACCAGGAACAAGTGGGTTATCTTGTGTAACTCTAGGCGGTCTTTGTGGTCTAACTGCACCTGCAATAACTCCCATAGGCAATAAATCTCTAATCCAATATGGAATACCAGCAGCAGCATCACCAAATGCTTCGGGGTTTGGTACCATAGTTCTTGATTGAGCTGCAAATGTTCTAAGTTGTCCAGAGGTATTCATTGTTTCAGCTTCTTGACCACTTTGAGATAAGAAGTATTGAGTTAGGTTTTGCCCACTTATCATTATCTCCGGTCTAGCACCGCCCCATGTATATAGTGGGGAATATTGACCAGCAAGGTCCAATGGATTTTGTAACAGTCTGCCATTGGCAGTAACTCTTTCAACTTGAGATATTGAAAATTCTCTAATTAAACCTAAACCATATTTCAAGCTTGAAATTTTCTTTTCTGCAAACGACATGTAAAAACTTAATCGACTCCTAGAGACATAAGGATAATCACCAGCATTAATATCAGCCAAATGATATACTAGACTAACATAAACATGAGGATGATAAAAAGGAAAGTTTGCTTGTGTAGCCAAAAATGATTGTGGAAATTGTCTTTGTAATAGACCGCCACCGGGTTGAATATCGACTTCTCTCTCGGGAGTGTTTATTACTGCTTTGAATAATACATTGTCACTTGAAGCATTTGGACTTGCGTTAGGTAAACCATCTACTGACATGCTTGTTAATATCAAAGGTGTTGGTGTTACAATTAACTCTATTACTCCGTCGAAACCTTTTATTGGCGTTATTCCAATATGGCTAGGTAAGTGATCCCAAAAATAATCCATCTGCAGCATGTTTCTTTGCATACCTGATTTCAAATTTATTTTTTGAGTTACTACTTTGACTCTATCCTGGTTATTTTCAAAAATTAAATCATTCTGCAAACTCTCTCTTGCTTCTATAATTGGCATTACTTACGACCTCCTTTCTTACCAAAGCCACCTGCTTTAGCCATTTTCTTTAGATCTAGTTTACCTTTGTTCTTACCGGACTTAAACCGAATGTGGTTTTTCTTGCTCTTGACATATCTGTTCCACTTAGACATCTTTACCTTTTTCTTAACTGGCATAGTCTCCTGGACAACTTGTTGAACATCTGCAACATTACCGCCAGTAGCAACAATGGTTTCACCTGCTCTTATGAATATTTGAAAAGCAGGACTACCTTGTAACATGTAAGCTTGATATGCTGGAATGGCAATCATATCAACTGGAACAACAGTGGTAGCATCAGCAAGATACCAACCTGCTATGCCGCCACCGGCTGCCCCAATAGGGCCACCTACTGCAAACCCTAGAACTGCACCTTCTGCTGCAGATACTACTGGGTTATCTAATACTTCATCAACTACTGATGCACCTACACCAGCAAGAAATTTCTTACCTGCAGGTGAACTTAATACTGACTTTGCTACTTTACTTGCTGGCAACTAAAGACCCCCAATCAAAGGTCTTGTGCTTGTGTCAGCATGTCTTGAAGTTCTGTCTTAGTGATTTTACGGGATTCTGCAATCATCATAATATCTATTTCAATAGTTTCGCTGTTGTATTTTGTGCAGTTATCTGTAGCTACTCCGATTAATAGATCAGTTACCAGGGTATAACCATCAGGATGAAGGTCGTATACACCACGGAATCTTTCTTGGTTCTCCCAAATGAATGAACCTGTAGCAGGGTCTCCCTCTCTTGTGGTTGTCATTGTGTAATTGTTTAGAACATTAGGAGATCCAATTCCAACATCATTAGCATCTTCGTATGCAGTAGTAGTAGCAAAGACTTGAATGGATGCGAAGGAAGTTGCAGCGGTGCCTAATACTGGGTCAAAGACACAAGTGTTTCCACCCGGGCCAACCTTTCTTAGTTGATAGGTAATCTCTTTTACATTCAATCCTTGTTCTTGTACCACTGACACATAATCAGAGAGATCCAATCGACCATAAACGACAGGAAGATTTCCTGTACCGTTCAATGTAAATTGTAGTCTGTCTCTTAATACTATGTCATCGCTTCTTTTAGCCATGTATATAGACTATATAGTTCAGTTTATTATACTTCTTCTGCACATCGTCGCTATACGCCTATGCTCTGCGCTAGGGATTTTCTACTAAAATCGCAACACCTAGCGGCTAAATTAACGATATCTTTCAATCATTACCAATGAAACTATAAGGAAATGCCATGTAAGACCATCATGGACGCACACCATTATGACAAAATAGCCGACAAACTGATGCAGTTTCGAAACAAATTACCCAGGGATGAATTGACATCTCGTAAAGCCAGGGTAATTACTGCTGAATTACGTACAAAAATTATGGAATTATTAGAAGCGATCGATATTTATGCTTCTTTTGATGATTCGGGGTGGATTAGATGACTTATGACCACCTTTGTATTATTCCTATGAATTTTAATTTTACCGAGGGGGAAGAAGAATGAGTCGTCCTCGTTCCACTGACCCAAGCGTTCCAATGTCTATCGCGGTGCCGACTAGTTTGAAGAGACGGCTTGAACAAGAGTTAGCCTATACAACTTCGCGTTCATACTGGGTATGTGAAGCAATAAAAGCAAAACTTGCATACAACAAAAAGCAAAAAGAATTAGAAAAACAATTTGATTACACGACAATATCATCTAACCAATTGCTGGGAATGTTACACGCTCGAAATATAATTCAAGATGATTCATTTAGACTACTAATGACGCGAGTTGCGGAAATTGAAGAAGCACGATAAGATATAGCAACCTTTCACACCAAACGATTCGTTCGTTCTGTTGTTTGTCTATTGGTGCTATTGCTTCCATTTCTTTTCCAT